ACAATGGATATACATACTTTGAGGACGGACAAAAGGTATTGTCAAAGGAGAACAGAGCAGTGATGTTCTCAGGAGATTTGCTTCATGCTGGAACTTCCTGTACTGATGCTGACTTGAGAGTTGTTCTCAACATAGATTATTCAAAATGGTGCTGATATGGATTTATTTCCTACATTATTAGAAGAGTATGATCTCACAGGGGCGCCTGGTGTAGATGAGTTCATACATCATGTGAAAACTAATGGCAAGAGTCATGAACATTCTTTGGCAGTGAATGGTGTGAGTTCACATGGAGGGTGGGATCCATTGCGAGACAAGGGATCTGAACAAATGTTGATTACATTTCAAGAGTGTTGCAATCATTTCTCTGAGAAAATAGGTAACTGGCCTGTGGTAATTAGTGGGTCATGGTTCAATATTCTACCCAAAGGAGGCAGAACAGAGAGACACAGACATGAATCTAGTGTAATAAGTGGGGCATTTTATCTTGATCTACCAGAGGGAGACTTTGGTAAGTTTTTCGTGGTGTCGCCGCTACAACCATACATGATGTGTGTTCATAATGTGAGAGAGACACCCTATGGAATGTATTTTTATGATGTGCCTATCAAAGAAAAACATTTATACTTATTCCCTTCGTGGTTAGAACATGGTAGTAGAACAAATAATACTGAACATGATAGGTGGACAGTAAGTTTCAATACTGCTGCTTGTTCTCAGGAAATGTTAGACCCTAGATTTGTAGAGTCTGTATGGGGAAAAGGACATGAGAGTAGTTGACATACTGCCAGTGCAGTTAGGTGTAGCAATGTACCCAGAGCATGAGAAAGTTAAGTCGTTATTGATTGATGAGATTGAGAGTCATGGTGATGATTACGAACATAAGAAAATAGATGCTGTCACCAAATCACTTGAACATTTAGATTACTACTCGCCGTTATCAAATGATAAGTATAAAGAGTTTAGAGAGTGGATAGAACTACAAGCAGAGATATATGCCAAGGACATATTGGGTTATGATACGTCAGAGTTTATGTTGACAGATAGTTGGGTAAATGTATGTGATGCTGGTGGCAAACAACTACCACATTTCCATATTAATTCTGTGGTGTGTGCCTTATATTATGTCAACTTTGATGATTCGTCACACTCGCCAACTTATTTCTATCGTCCTAACGATAGTCAAAAATATCCTGATTATTATTCATATATGTTGACTAATCATAAGCACACCAAGTATAATGATATTAATGAAGTGGTGGGATTAGAGGGTTCGTTGTTACTTTGGCGTGCTAATTGTGTTCATGGTTATAGAACTAATTACACAGATAATAGAATTACTATATCCAGTAATCTGATGCCTAGATATATTAATTCTTTTAAAGTTATGCCACTAACAAAAGATGAGAGACACACTGCCATGACAACATTTAGATCAGGTCAATTATGGGATAATCCCGAATTATAATATGGAAGTTATCAACGTGCTACCTACGCCAGTGGCGATCATACCTTGCCCATTTCATGCTAAGGTAAAAGAAACTGTGCTACAGGAGATAGAGGAAAAGGGATTTAGTGATCTCTCATATAATACTGGTTCAGAAAATTTGAGGCATATTGGACACTACTCTGTTTTACATGATGATGCCAAGTTTGGTAGATTTAGAAATTGGTGTGAACAACAGGCAGAGTTATATGCCAAGGAAGTCAAGGGAGATTATATACAGGAGACAGTTCAAGTTACAGACAGTTGGATAAATGTAGCGGACAAAGAGGGTTTCCAGTATCCACATTTCCACGGCAACTCATACCTGTCTGCCATATATTATGTGAACTTTGATATAGAAAAAGATCATGTGCCCACACATTTTGTGAGAGAGGATTATCAGTTTATGACTAATACACCCGCTCTTGTTACTCTCAGGAAAAAAGATACAGACTATAACCAGATCAATCAAGTGATGGCAAAAGAGGGAGAGTTGTTAATTTTCCCTTCTCAGGTCACACATGGTTATGAGACAAACAATGGTGAAAATAGAATCACCCTGTCAATGAATATGATGCCAACTATCGTTACCAATGGGGATTATGGTTGGCGATGTGTGAATTTGAGTTCAAGTGAGAGGTCACAGGCATATAATTTTAAAGAGGGGTTGCCAAAGAAAAAGTGATATACTATAATAAATAGTATGGGAAACAAATCTATCCCTGCGGTTCACGACCACTCATTGAGTCTGTCAAGAGCGTCTGCGGCAACTGGATTTTGTTTCCTGACACCCTATCTATTTTAAATCATGGCAACTTGGCGTGCTGTTATTAAACAGAATAACAGATTATACTCTACATATTTTGAGAGTCTATCAAATTTTGGTAGTGATGCCAAGTTGGAGGCGATAGGTAGGTTCGGAACTAAGGACATACAATTATTTCCTTATTCCAGTAGAGGGGTTGCCAAATAATTGATTCAGTAGTAAATTGGGTAGTGTAAGAGAGAGGGTTTGTGTTTGTTCCTCTGCTCTTACACTTTTTTTATTATGGAGATAGATGACACCAATTCAAAAAGCAACACAAAAAGTTAAAGTGCTACAATGGACAGAGAAACTCTGCCGTGCCCTTGAACAAGATTACAGAAACTATGCACTTCGTACCTGTATGGATAATCAGGAGAAAGTTTCATCAGAGTATATGCAAGAGAGAATAAGAGAGATTGAACAAGATGATGGTGGCATGAAATTTTTTATAGAGAAAGGAAGAAAGTATTATAAAGTTTGTATGTTATGGAGAGGCACTCAAGATGATGTGAGTGTACATTGTTTTGTTGATAGAAGTAATGGCGATGTGTATAAGGCAGCAGGGTGGAAGAAACCAGCAAAATATGTCAGATTCAAAATGAGTGATGATAATGACAGAGCAAGATTATATAATGTTTGCCAGTGGAATGGCGGACACCTCTACATGAGGTAATCTAAATAACTAAAAAGAATTAATTATGGGTTACGATTCACTAACGTCAGATACAGAGGCATTAACCAAAGTCAAGTTAAATCAAGTTGACAGACTAAAGAAACAATTACAAGCAGCGATGAAAACTATTGGCAATCTTGATGAAAGATTGACCTCGCTAGAGTCAATGGTTCATGCTGCCTTACTCAAACAGCAAGATGACATTAAAGCACTTGTAATCAAAGTAAACCAATTAGAGGGAGAAAAGGAATATCAAAAGGCAGCAGAGAAATTTGACATGGACGCTATGCCTGCTGAGGTGCCAAATGCACCGCCAGTTGGGTAGTTGCCAATCCCCACACAATATGTAATACTAGATTTGAACACACAATTTTTTTATGGAAGATGAAATGATTGATCTCTATGAGATCGCTGAATCAAATGATGATTGGATTCATTCAATAGAGGGAGTCGAGGAAGTATTCGACCCTGAGACACAGAAACTACTAGCACAGTTCTAAAACTGTCACAATGCCCCTAGAATCTAGGGGCATTTTTTATTATACTATGGTTATTGACACAAACACTATGGAATTGAGAGATCATCAAAAAGACATTATACAGTTGATGACAACACAGCAAAAGGGCAAGATACTTGTACCTACTGGCGGTGGTAAAACAATGTGTATGATACAAGATGCTAAGTGGCGGTTCAGTATGCCTATGCCACAGACCATAGTTGTTGTTGCTCCTAGAATATTATTGGCAAATCAACTATGTTCAGAGTTTCTTGAGCATATTGATAATGTGGCAGTGTGCCATGTTCATAGCGGAGATACACACCATTTCCAGACCACTCGCCCCAAAGAAATGGAGCAGTGGTATCACAATACTGTCAAGAATATCTTGATCTTTACAACATATCACTCACTTCACAGAATACAGGAAGCACAGGATATTGAGGTGGATACAATATACTTTGATGAAGCACACAATTCAGTACAGAGTAATTTCTTACCCGCTGTCAAACATTTCTCAGAGTATGCTAATCGTAAGTATTTCTTTACTGCTACACCTAAGAACAGCAGAAACCCTGACATGGGTATGAATGGCAAAACATTTGGCAAAGTTATTGCTCAAGTGCCTGCTCCTGACTTGATTGCTAAAGGTTATATCATACCGCCTAAAGTGAAGGCAGTAAAATATCCAGTTGGTTTTTTTGATAGTCAAGAAGAAATTGACAAGAGAGTTATCCTTGACGCTCTTAAGAATGAGGAGCACATGGACAAAGTTTTGGTCACATCTAAGTCAACTACCAATATTTGTAACCTTATCACAAAGACAGATTTTCAGGCAATATGCCATACTATGAAATACAATGTCTTATGGATTACATCAAAGTTTGGTGCTATCATCAATGGCAAGAAAGTAAACAGAGAGACATTTTTCAACATAATGAACAAGTGGGGCAATGACCCTGAGAAAAAGTTTGTTATGTTTCATCACTCTATATTATCAGAGGGTATGAATGTCAGCGGACTCACTGCTGCTATTCTCATGAGAAACCTTGATCTAATTACTATGGCACAGACTATTGGTAGAGTTATCAGACTTGACAAAAGTGATGCTGCTAGACTAAAATCAGGAGAGATCAAACCACAGGGCGAAGGTTTCAAGAAACCATTTGGCAAGATGTTCGTGCCAGTGTACAACAATGTTGGTATCTCTACAGAAAAGAGATTACAGAATGTTGTTGACACTATCTTTATCAAAGGAGAGGCACAGGAATCAATCATTAACAGAAAAAAGTAACTAGATAGTACAATGGAATCAAACAACATGGACAAAATTCGTACACAATGTTTAACCATAATGGAAGAACATTACGCTAAAAGAATTGAAAAATTAGTTGATGAAATGAGATTGGAAGATGCTGAGTCTTTATGTCAAGAAATGACCTTTGAAGGCGAGGAAGGCGAGGATTGTGACCTATTTCTTGATGACCTAACTGCTTGGTTAGATCAACCATTTCCAGGCACAGGTATAAATTTTTATGATAAAGACATAAGCATAGATGATGATTTTCAAGATAAAAGTAGATGGACAGATAAGTGAGCAAAGAAGAGCGCCAGACTAAAAAAGAATTGATGAACATAGTTTATCCTAATCATTTAAAATACTTGAAAAAATTAAAATCTGAATTGAAAAGAGATAAGGGCATGAAACCTAGAAGAAATTGGAATCCATTTAAGAAAAAGAAATGAGTGCTGAAAGTTTACTATTGTTTGCTATTGGTATTAATAAGTTCAAAGTAACTAATTGGCAAGAGAAGAAACCAGAGTTATTAAAATTAATTGAACTGGATAGCAAGGATATAGTAGAGTGCCAAACTGACTACTACAAACATCAAACAAGACCGCCATATTTTGACAGTTTTGTTAAGATTTTGTCGGAAGATTTGGATAACTTAGTAAATACATTTACAGAGGGATTGAGTGAGCGTTACGCTGGAGAGTGCCCAGTTCAAAGTTTAGATACTTGGCAATTATGGTCACAGAGATATGTCAAAGGACAATATCATGGTTCACATAATCATGGCATGATGAATATATCATGTGTATTGTATGTTGAGTTTGATGAAAAGGAACATATCCCTACTACATTCTACTCGCCATTTCCTAATCCTTACTACGGCACAATAAGTAAAGCAACGCCCCCAGTATCAGAGGGAGACATAATTGCTTTCCCATCATTATTATTACATGAATCGCCTGTATCCACATCAGACAAACAGAGGACAATTATGTCTTTTAATATCCCATTGAGATAATGTATAAGATTAACGTAACTTTAACAGATAGGCAATACAACCTATTGAGCGAAGCACTATTCTATTATTCAGAAGAAAAGGATAGCGTTGCCAGTTCTATCGAAGAATTAGAGGATTTAATTGATGCCTCTACAACTAAGATAAAGAGAGACAGAAAGTATTTGAATCCAGAGTGTGACATTTGACAAACTGGCACACAGAGGGTTGTGTTGTTGCCATGATGTACTATTATATAAATGTCAGGGATATGCGGTTCTGCTGCCCGAACATGAGGACTATTCAGTAGAGTAGTTATTCCAAACTCTCAGTAGGGGTACAGGTGTAAGCGATTCCCAGCAGGTAAATTTGGGCGCCATGAGTGAAACTCAGATCAGTTCGCCCCGCTCCCTGAC